GTATCTTTACTAACTGCACCCAGTTTAGTACGAGCCATTTTTAATAACGCCATCATAATTGCTACATCATGAGCTTCTATTTCTATATCTAGATAGGCAGACCATAGCCTAGCTATATTATTATGGTTATTAGTTTTATCTCCATAATCCTTTTGTCTATCTGTACCAGATAATCTGATAGCCTCAGATAAAAATTCTTTCGTAATCATTTCTTTTCCTTTTTAAATTTACGACCTACGACAAATACAATACTATTAATTACTGTGTTAATTGTTACCATAGATATTAACCACCATTGCCAAAATTCTATTGTCATATTTTTACCAAATCAGTTATAGGTACTAGATATCCTTTTGATGTTAAATTATCTCCCCCCGGCACAACTCTATAATCTTTACTAACTAATTTTTTTAATCTTGATAATGGAATATGTATGGAGAACATATGTCTATCTCCAGTGCTTACTATTTTAAATATCCATGTATCTGATTTACTAGAACGAATACCACTATCCTTACCTCTTGATTGAAACTCTACATATACATTACCTGTTTTATGTGCCATTCTATCTGTTTTTAATTCAAAGTTTTCCATAGACTTCATCACAAGCTTTTCATGTTTCTTACCATAGGATAAGTCTTTGGAAAATTTAGTTACAGAGAAATCACTCTCTCGCAACTTTTTAATATTATCACTCTTGTTTTCTTTTATCTGTGCTTTCATTAATGTAGCCTATCTTTTTTCATTTTTACCATATCATCAATACTAACCACAGTATCACTGTCTATGGGATTAGATAAAGATTCTACACCTTCATCAAATATAATATCGGGTCTTTCTAGTGCCATTTTAACCATTCCATGTGCTATTGTCAAGGCAACACTATAATCTGCAGTTAAAGGTATTTTTGTTGGCTCTACAAGAGTACAACCAAACCCCTCTTCAGAAGGGTACACAGAAATTGTAATAATATTCTTTGCATTTATTCCATTATCCATTTTGTTTTCCTATCAATTTTAAAAAATGCATAGCGTCAACAATAGCTAATGGTTGATGATTATTCATTTTAATTATAGCAACTGGCACATCCGTTACTTTAGAATTACTTTGTGCTTGAGCAACAATATCATATATACCTTTAAATGTTTCTTTGTTTTTACATTCAAAAGAATAAGGTATTAATTTTTTAGCAGGGTTAGATAGTTTAATATCTTCTCCTGTCTCTCCCATAATAGCACAGCTTATATCATTATCATCTAAAGTTTTAAATATAGATAATAATGTATCTCTTGTCCAATTTTGTAATCTTCTTCCTTTAGCTTTTCTACTCTGTACTGTCGACATTTTCTTCCTTTACTTTAGTATACCAAAAATATTTAGGATTCATAGCTTTTGATTCTCTTTGTGGTAGGTATTGTAAATTTCCCCAACATGGTTTTTTATATGCACAGAATGTACATTCTTTAGCAAGAACTCTATTACCTGTAGATTTACGATTAAAAAATTCTTCTACATCTTCAAACTGTCTTTTAAATGGTTGGTTAGTATTTAATGCATGAACATTTTTCTTTGCTTGTTCAATTGCTTTTTTCTTATGTTCATCATCATTGATTGGCGTTTCTACTACAGACCATTCTCCTGTTGATTTATTAATAGCAATCCAACCACCAAACTCTTTATCATCTGCCCCTGCATACAAATATCCTTGAGATACATAACCAAATGGGTCATCTTTTAATAAGGCATCAAAACCTCCAGACTCTCCAAATTTATATTGAAAAGAATAAGGTGATGCACTTTTTATATCCCATATCTTATCCATAATTTTAACATCATATGTACCATTGATTTCATCCTCACCAAATACATATTTAACTTTCTTTTGAAACTCATCTATTTTAATACCAGAAGATTTTAATATAGCAACAGCTAATGCCTCAACTAAATCCCCAAATATAAATCTCATTTTAGAATTATAAGAAGGTGTCTCTGCCTCTGCACCACTCTTTTCCATTTGTAATTGACACAAAGGTCTACCAATAGAACTCATTCTAGGTTTAAATTCTGTTTCTCTTTCTTCTACAAATTGTTTTATAAATGCGTCTTTACAAGCCTCGCCAAATTCATTTATAACATCGCTAGAAATAGGAACAGAGGCCTTATTGGCCTCCGTTAAAAATAATTGCACTCTGTTGAGAATAGTAGACACTATGAGGCTAACACCATTTCGGGGTCATCAGCCATTTGGTCTATAACCTTGGCAGATGCCGCATCTTGTTCCTTATTGCTATGTGCTTTTTGATATTTTTCAGATACTCTGGAATTTTCTTCTTCTATTAAAGCATTAAACATATCCATATGTTCTAAGTCTTTTTTAGTAAATTCAATTTCCTTGCTATCTACTGAAACGTTAGAGACGTAGTACACATTACTACCTGCCTTTTTACGTTTCGTTGTTAAGTTTAATAAATGATTTTGCATTAAGCTATCTCTGCCTTTGAGACTTTTTAGTGCTTCACCTATTGGTGTAAAGTTAGAACCTGTTACACGAAACAGTACAGGCATAGAATCAACATGCGTTGAATCTCCTGTTGCTGTTGTAGCATCCATAGAAACTAAACCATATACTAAACGATAACATTTAATATTACGTTGGGCATCTATTTCACCTTGAGTAAGTTGTTCTTTATCTCTACCTATTACTTTACCACATCTAACTCCTCCATTGGTATCAATGGGCTCATCTTTCCATGATTTAAATATTACAGAAGAACAAGAATACTGATTATTATCAGCATCATATTCCATGTATTGATAGGCATTAATAAAAGGTCTAAACTGAATAGGTGTATCTTTAATACTATATACTTTAGATTCTATTGCAGAATCATATACAGTATAAACACCTGCAGATAATTGATTTCCATCATCATCTTCTGCAGACCTGTTTATTGTTAACCGAGACAGAGTTCCTGTACTAATTACAGAGCCATCATCCTGCCCAGTCATTCGCATTATCTCCTCTTTACTAAGAGATTCAAATGCCTTTAAGTCATTTACCATATTACCTCCATGGTTAATTTAATTATAATAGTAGCATTTCTAACAGTATTGTCAAGCATAAACTTTAGTTTCTAACCAATTAGAGCCTACTTTTATTTCAACATCCATAGGAACATTGAAGTCAATATTATACATGTCTTTCATTTTTTGTACTACCCCTAAACAACCACTGCGTAAGGACTCAGCGACAATTTCATCCTCACCGGGGAATACATCAGCCACAATAGAATCGTGTACTGTATTGACAAGTAGGCTCTTAGTATTGTTCTCTTCGAGAAGCTTTTGTATATTAATACAAGCAAGAGGAACAATGTCCGCCGTGGCAAATCCCTGCACAGGATAATTTTTTATCTGTGTAGAGAAACTTGAACCACCCCAAGGCATGCGTTCTGCTTTTGGAAAAGCATATTGTCTTCCTGTGGGTAGTGTAATAACTTTTCTTCGTATGGCCTCATCTTGTAATTTTTCATGCCATTTTTTTATATCTGGATATTTTTTTAAAAAAGCTGTATAATACTTTTTTTCATTTTCTGTACCAGACATACCACCATACAAAGGTTTAAAGGTATGTGCTTTTGCTTCTTGCCTTGAACATCCAATAATATCAGCAGTGTACTGATGTACATCGACACCATTTTTAATATCTTCAATACCTTGTTTATCTTGTGCAAGAAACACAGCAGTTCTAAATTCTAACTGGGCAAAGTCTATCTCCATAATCCTACCTCCCTCAAACCTTGAGGCTATAACTTTACGAATAGGAAACGTGTTACCTCTTGGTTGATTTTGGAAGTTAGGATTACGACTAGAGAGCCTACCAGTTGCTGTTACAGTTTGCATAAAACTAGGATACAAAAATCCTTTTTTTGTTGTATGACGTTTTATACCATCAACAAAAGTGTTTAGATATGATTCTAAAGCACTGTACCTAGTAATTTTTTCAACAAATACTTTTAAGAATTGGTCACCACGTTTTGCCATTTTGATAAGTGTAAGTTTATCTGTTTTAAATCCACCCTCTGATACATCCATAACAGAGTCTGGAAAAGCAGTAAATCCTGCTTTATCATCTAAATCTCTATAGATAAATCCTTGTGCGTTGCACTCAGAACATTTACTTAAATTTTTATATGGCTCTCCATTAACTTTTATTTTTTGAACAACCCCACGCCCATTACATGTAGTACATTGATGGGCTTTTGTTTTTTGTACAGGTTCTAAATGCCTAGCAAATAATTGTTTTAATTGCGTATTAGTAAACTTAGGCCTTCTCTTTTGACGTTTAGTTACTGGGTCAACGCCTAAATTAAATATTCGTGCCCATTCTTTTTTATCTTTTACTTTTACACCATACACCAACCATGATAGTTGTTCTGTACTTGCAGGATTTATTTTTGTATCTCCCATGCGAGTATAAATAATTTCATCTATCTCTACACGAAGTTTATCATACTCTTCTTGAAAATCTTTTTCAACAGTAGCTAGAGCATCTGTATCAATATAAATACCATTCTTTTCCATTTTAGTA